ATGCCCTTGACCTCTTCGCCATTCCAGCGGAACGGCACGGCGCGCGACTTGGTGATGGTGATCGGGGTGTTGCCGATGACCTGGTCGCCGTCGTTCGGGGCAGTCACGCCGGGGGCGACATCGCTCGCCACGGACGCCGGAGCGATCGGGACAAGGATGGACTGGTTGACCGCCGCACGAGCGGCAGAGGCGTCCAATGCAACGGACGGGATGAAGCCGACCTATTCGCGGGAGACGATGTCCAGCGATTCGTACAGGGTCGGCAGGAGGGAGGTGAGTGTATTTGCCATGGGTTAAATCCTCAGTCGGTAACGGTGATGCCGTCTTTGAACACCTTCGCCCTTGCGGCGGAGTCGAGTGCATCAAATTCGGCGCGCTTCATGGTTTTTGCTGCGGCCCCGCCGCGTCCTGCACCGGAAGCCCCGCCACCAGATGCCTTGGTACCCGCGACAATCGGCGCGAAGGCCGGATTTGCCGCAAATTCTGCTTTCAGTTCGTCAATCGTGGCCGCACTCGGCTTGCCAGTGGCATCGAGTACGCGGGTCACGGGTGCGCCATCGACGTAATCCACCGCGAGGCGGTTGCGGATGTGCGGGAGCAACACATTGGCGCTGCCCTGGATCGCCAGATCGCTGGCGAGGCGGCTTGCCACGCTATCGACCAGTACGCCGGTCAGGCTGCTGTTCAGCCGCTGGACTTCGGCGTCCTTTTCAGCCAGTGCGGCGTTGTACTTCTCGGTCCATGACTTTTCCAGCGACCCCACGTCGCCGGCTTTGCGTGCGGCATCTTCCGCCGCCTTGCGTGCAGCTTCTTCTGCCTCCTTGCGCTTGGCGTCCGCTGCCTTCTTCTCGCTCAGCAGCTCGTCCACCTTCTTCTTGAGGCCGGTCACATCGTCGTGAACCTACGGCGGCGGGATGCCCTCCACGCCCAGCGTGAACTTGCCGTCAACCTCGGTGTACAGCGCTTTCACGCCATCGTCCAAGCCGTCCAGTGAATCAAGCTGATATTTCAGTGCCATTGTGTTTGACTCCCAGAGTCATTGATGCCTACCCAGTAGGCGGATATATGTGTTACCGGCGAAAACCGACGACGGCGTCGGCGGCAGCTTCTGTTCTAAGCCTCAAACAGTTTTCTTTGATCGACGGGGTGGCTGCATGCACAAGCAGCTCAGCAACATCCTTGAACCCATCCGCGCGGAACGCCCCGGCACAGTCCAGCGCCTCGCCTATGCTCACGTTGAGCCGTCTGATGGCGTTTGCTGCGTCGCGCTCAGCGTTTCGGATGATTCCTTCATTCACGATGTCGATGAAGCTACTTGTCATTGCGACCCCCAAGGTCAGTGAGCCGGCCCAGCCGGTAGATACAAAAAAGCCCCGCGTGTGCGAGGCTGGTAAATCGAATATGGAGCGGAGCCAGAGATTCGAACTCTGCATGCACGGCTTGGAGGGCCAGCTAGCGCCATCGCGCCCCGCAAAACTTGTCAGTCCATCACCACGCGCTCGCCCTTGGCTAGGCAGTTCACGCATAGCTTGCTTTTCACGTTGCCGATGGTCGCCGTGATCCATTCCCGTCCGGCACAGCGGGCGCATTGCGGATCGTTGCGCACCTTGAGCTTGCGCAGACGCTTGCGCACCTGTTCCTGCTTGGTGTCGGGGGCCGCAGTTCCGGGAACGAGGTACAGTTTCCGCATCGCGCGAGCCTATCACAATCCGGCGAGCTTGAATGCCTCCGCATCCCGTTCCCGCAGGGTTTTCAGGTCGATCATCTGGCCCTTGTTGTTCACGAATCGGTCAATCGGTAGCTTGCCCTTGCGGTACAGCCTGCCACGGATGGTGCCGAGAACGTCGTCCTGCACCGATGCGGGCTGATCCTTGAGCCAGTCGGCATAGGTCACGTCGGCGGCAACTTGCCCATTCATGCTGGCGCGAGAGCCGGGTTTCAGCCCGTTCAACCGCATTTGCTCGGCAGACTTGAGCGTAAAGGTTGACGTGCTGCGGCAGTTGAAATGCAGATTGCCCGGCCCAGCCAGCCACGGGATGTTATGCCCAATCGGCTTGTGGTCGAGCGTGTAGTGTTTCCCGTCGCGGATAATGCACGGCGGCGAAGTCTTGTTGTCGAGCGTACTGAGCCAATCCACCGACGCGATAATGTCCGCGTTGGCCTGGGCCGTCTCGTTGCGTGCAAATGCTGCCGTGTGGCTGATCGCACTGCGCACGACAGTTTCCAGATCGGCTCGTGGCTTTTCCAGCAGCCCGTCCGCGTAGTTGTTAGCCCGCGTGCCCTTGATGCGCCGAATAATCTGTTCCGTGGTCTACGATTCTGTGAAGCCGATGCGCACCGCGTCCCGGATCTTCTGCGCCCTGCCCGATTCCAGCCCCTGCATCCACTCCGACAACAGCCTGCCTTGGAATGGTCGGGCCATCGCGGCGGCGTGCACCTGGGCGCCGGAGACGCTGTTCAGGGCCATCTGCGCCAGTGCGTCGGCGGGGATGGCCTTGGTCAGCATTACGATCTGCTTGGCGGCCTCATACGCGCTGAACTGCACCAACTCGGCCGATAGCGCGTGGCCCGTGGTCGCATACGCTGCGGCATTGATGCTGCGCACCTGTGTCAGTAGCGATTCCAGCCGGTCAACCGTCCAGTCACCGCCGACACGATCCATCGCAATCTGCAACTGCGCCATCAGGTCGGCATCGCTACGGTTCAGCAGCGCCACCATCTTCATCGCGGCGTGGTTGCTGTATCGCTGCAACTCCAACTGGTGCCGGATCGCCTCGGCTTGCAGGATTTCGTTAGCTGTCGCCATAGTTAAATCAGCCGGTGTTGCGCTTCTGCGATGCGATCCTATGCAATCTGGAAATACTTGTCGTCGCGCTCTATGCCGATGAACTGGCGGCCCGTGTTGGCGCAAGCAACGCCGGTTGTGCCGCTGCCCATGCAGTTATCCAGCACCGTTTCACCTTCGCGCGTGTAAGTTCGGATCAGGTATTCCATGAGGGCGACGGGCTTTTGCGTGGGGTGGCCGAGGTCAACTCGCGAGCCTGTCGAAAACTGGATAATGCTTTTCGGATAATAGGTGTTGTTGAAGGAAACGGTCGGCGTTATCCCAAAGTTATCGGATGCCTTGCCGCCACCCTTCTTGCGTACGACACCCCGTGTTTCCATCTCGGGGGTATAGGTCGGCTGCGCCCGGTAGAACACGCAAACGTCCTCGTGCGACTTCATCGGCTGCTTGCGAGCGAGTGCGAAGTTTCCGCCTTTCGTCTTGTCCCATACCCAGCAATAGCGAAACTCCCGCATGTTGCTGGCAATCAGCGCTGTGGTGAAAGGCTGGCTGGCCGTCAGCACAATGGCCGCGTTCCGCTTGGCGATCCTGCGGTACTGCGCCCACAACGGCTCGAACGGAATCACCGTGTCCCACTTGCACGCCGTCGTGCCGTAGGGCAGGTCGCAGAGAATCATGTCCACCGATGCGTCAGGAATCGACGCCATCAGGTTAAGGCAGTCGCCGCGATGCAGCTGCATGGTCGCCATTACGGCTGGCCTTGATTGCCCGCATCAGCCGGATTGAACCCCGCCGTCCCATCCACCGGATTGATCGTGAGGCTGCCCAGCGACGGCCCTTGCGCGGCGATCTCGTCGCGCACCTCGTCATCCGTTTTCTGCGGGTCGATGACCCCCATCTTGCGCAGCATCGCCCACATGTCGGTTTCCGGGATGGCGTTGGCCTGCCACGCCTGAATGGCTGCCGTGATGCTCGGCGCGTCCAGCGGGTTGATCGCGAAGTCGGTATCAATCGCCAGCGAGCATTCCTCGCCCTCGGCGCCCATGAACTCGGCGGCCCAGCCCATCGCGGCGGTATAGGCCAGCGAAATGTTGTCGCACACCAGCGCAAGCACGGATTGATCGTTGCTCGCGTCAGTGTTGGATTGCGTTGCGGTTTTGGCCCTGCCTGCGTTGGGCTGGATCAGCTTCGCGCCCAACGCGCGCATCTGCTCTTCTTTGTCCAGCATGGCCTGCCGCGCCATGGTATTCGGCTGCGCCTGCGCCATGCCGAACGTGCCGCCAACGGGCAACGGAAGCACGGAACGTGAACCCAGCACTGCACCGCGCTTGACCAGTTCGTCGCGCCACTCCGGGTCCAGCCCGGTCATGTATGGCTGCGGCTGGCCGACCAGGAAACACGAATCCTCGTAGTCGGCGGAGTTGCGATAATGCGCGATGTTCAGCGCAGCAATGTCGTACAGCGGCGAGACCATGATGCCGGTCGATATGCCCATGGAACCGGCATAGCTTTCCAACTCCGGCGCGTTGCGGACAGCGCCAACGAACGCAAACGGAATCTCACTCCACGAGTGCCCCTTGCCGTTCAGCGGGACGGACCGCGAGTCCATCGTGTATTCCTTGTCGCCTTCCTTGATCCTCCACACTTCCTGCACGTAGACGCCATTCAACAGGCGCAGCACGCGGTAGGTAACCTCCGTGTCGTAGCCAAACTCGTTGTACTGGTTCACGACCTCGCGAATGACCACCAGCGTAAGAATCTGGACCCCACCGACGCGCTCCGTCTGCCAGTTGATGATCGAGTGCGCCGGGTACAGGTTGATCGTGGCAACGGCATTGCCCGACTTCACATCAGCCACTGACGTCTCGGCGGTGTTTTCCACGACAGGGAAATCCACCAGCAGCCCGGCCCGGCCCGTTTTCAGCACCTCGGCAAGGGTCATCTGGCATGACTGCACCAGCGAGCAGCCGGAACCATCGGCATCATCCACAAGGTAATCCAGCACCTTCGGATTCGTGACCTCGGGCCACTTCTGGAACGCCATGCCGACCAGGCTAGACAGCGTGCGGCCCGCCGCGTTGTAGTAGACCGCGCGGGTCAGGTATTGCTTGTATCGCTCGTTGGCCTCGACGGAGTAATCGCCCGGATTCGGGCGCGGCAAGTATTCCTCGCCGCGCGCCTTGATCGCATGCTGCCCCGTACAGGCATCCTCGACCATGCGCCACAGCTCGACGTTCTAGGCGTGCTCGGGGCGCGATGTGTCTACGGTGTTTTTCATCAGTTCGGGAGCCTGAAAGGTAGATCCATGAGCGGTTTCGACACAGGGAATTCGTAGTCAAGGAAGTAGCGCACCGCTGTCGTGATGTGCTGATAGTCAGACTCTTCTTCCTGATACGTGGAGCCTTTCTTGGCCTGCAATGTCGCCAGGCCCTTGTGCGTATAGGGCGCGCTCGCCGTGTTGACGAATAGCGAGACTTCGCCCGCCGCGTTCATGATCTTGGCGCGCACCGCATTCTGGCCGTCCTTGATCGACACGGTGGATGGCTTGACCTTGCGGGTATGCGTCCAGCCGTTGTCGCGCAGCACCTTCTCCATCTCGGTGTAATCGGATGCGTGGCCGTGCTTCTCGCCCGCCTTGCCCGCCGGATCGCCGTAGATGATGACGTGCTTGTTCTTGTGATCCTTGTAGCGCTCGACAAACTCAAGCGCGGACTGGCGAGCTACGGCGCTGGTCAAGATGATCTCTTCCAGCAGGTAGACGTCCTTACCACCCTCACCGCGTCGCACACCGATACCCGATGACATGGGCGTGAAGTTGAAGTCGTGATACCACAGCAGTTGTTCGTGTGGCTGGATTGTCTCCAGCGTGTAGTTGAGCTTGCTGTAATCCTCATAGATCCGGCCCGATGCCGTCTCGAAGGATGCCTCGTATTCCTGCCGGTACTGCTTCAGCGACATCTGCCGCTTGGCGGCTTCGATGACCTTGGCGGGGAGAATGTCCGCGCTCTTCCAGTGGTACAGCTTCCAGTCGGGATCGTTCCCGGCCTCGGCATACTGCGCCATGTCGTAATAGTGGTTCAGGCCATCGGGAACGCCGATCAGCCAACACCACGCCAGATAGTCCGGGCGCTGCGGGTTGTAGGTGTCCAGTGCAGGGCGGATGTTCGCCTGCCACGCCTCAGCCTTGACGTCGGCGATCTCGTCAATTACCCCGCCCGACCAGAACTAGCCTTCCATGCGCTCAGGGCGATCCAGCCCGATCAGTTGAACCGTCGTGCCGTTGTCCAGATAGATGATCAGCTCCGTCTCGCTCGGAGCCTTGGACTGTAGCGACGCCATGCAAAGGCGTTTCATGTCAGCCCAGTAGATCTTCTTCACCTGGTCGCGCGTCGGCGCGGCGATGAAATAGACTTCGTTCGGGTTGCGCATCGCCTGCTTGGCGACGTATCGCTTGGCCCGTTCCGTCTTACCAGATCGGCGCCCCGCCGGCACCACCTTAAACCGCACGTGGTCAGCGACAAGCGCCAACTGCACTGGATGGTCGATCAGTGGATACCAGCGATCCAGTTCCCGCTTGGTTTGCAGCGAGACAGCCATCAGTCAGGCAGCCGTTCGGCAAGCTCGCGCAGAATGTCGGCCTTGCCAGCGTCGCCGGCGCCGTCCGGCTTGGCCTCATCGCGGTCACGCCAGCCAGCGCGGGCCTTCAAGAAGAAGATCTAGGCCGTGACGTTCCCCCCAACGGCATTCAGGAATAGCGCATTGGCAACCGTCTCAACGCCTTGCGCCTGCCCCTTTTCTATGGCCTGTGCGAATTGTTCAGACTCGGCCTTGCGTGCCTGTAGCGTCGTGCGGCTGATTCCAAGGCTCGCCGCGATCTATTCGTGGCTCAGCCCTTTGGACGCCAGCTCTGTTACTCGTCCTAGGTCAATCTCGATTCGTGGCTTACCCGGCTTCGTTTTTGTTGCCGGCTTCTTCTTGGCTACCATACTTGCTCACCTCAGCGGCCCAACCGCCGATGTTGCCGACCTCGGGTCAGCGTGTTGTCGCTTTCAATCAGCTGCGCTGCAAACCGTCAATCAGCCGTCGTGTTCCATGCCCGGCCACCAATCCTCGCTGACCTATGCGCCCGTGGCGTCGTCGATGTAGACAGCGGCATGACTGGCGGGGGCTGAAGGACTCGAACCCTCAACATCTGCGTTTAGTGCGCAGCGTTCTACCATTGAACTAAGCCCCATCATTTCGGATTCCTCGCCCAAGCCTGCCCTCGCGTATAGCTGATCGGCAGATCGTCCCAATCGTCGGGCGGCGTGGTGTTGCGTGTCTGGCGGATCGTCAAGCCTTCCGCGCTCATGGCCTCGGCGCTTGCCTGCAGTTCGCGCCTCGCCCGCTTGTGGCGTGGGGAGCGCATCCAATGACAGGGCGGCTCAGCGCGACGGGTCCGGCTCATGTCAGTTCATCCGCTTGCTCGCCGGCTCGTCCAGCGACTGCGCTGCGGCCCGAAGCATCCCGGCCATGAACATCCGGTCGGCGTCCGGGCAGATGATGCTGACCTCGGTGCCGCGCGTGCGGACCAACATGGCGAGCACGCCTTGCTTGACGTAGCAGCGGATCAAGTCCGCCGCAGCCTGGTCGGTCAGCTCGTCATTCGTCACGGGGTTTCGGCACGGTCGGAGTGATATCGGGCGCGCTTGTCTTGATCCGGTACGCCACCCAGCTATACCCGCAGACGATGGCCAGCAGGATAAGCAGGGCGAGGGCGATCATTTGTGCAGCCGCGCCCACGCATCGCGCAGCCACTGACTCGGGTACACGGCCAGCGCGGGGAAGAAGGTGTAGAGGGCGGCGCAGGCGATGAAGCCGATGGCGAAGGAAATCATGGTTGCAGTCCTCGAATCCTGTTTAGCTTGTCATTTGACGCGTTCAAGCACGCTTTAATTTGCATCGCGTACTCGACCAGCGCGCCGTTCGTCCACACGGCCGGCATGTCCACGGTGCATGGACGCAGTAACTCAGTGGGCATGGCGACGTAGGACGGCACCTTGACCGTTACCGTCTCAGTCCTGACTGCCGGTGATGACGCGCACGACGCTAGGAGGCACGACAACGTCAGCCCAAGCCCGAACCTCCGGATGTGCTTGCGATAGGTCATGCAATGCCTTCTGCGCGCTCTGTGCGGCCCGGTGCTGC